AAATGTTGCAAGGAAATAGAACTTATAAAAAAGGAACTAGAAAGCTATGAATCAAATTGATGAATAGTGCCTTAAAAATGCCATATTGTATCTATACATTAAAAATAAAACGAAAGGAAAAATATGCATATAATATATGACGAACACAATAATGAATACGGAGTTCTAAAAAAAGAACCCTTTAAAAAAGTTCTGAGAGATAGTTTTAAATCATACGCTAAAACTGCTCCAACACTTGGACCTGAACATCTTTTTTGGAATGGGGGTAAAAAAATTGACCCCGATGAAGATCCAACAGAAGGTATGCCAGAAGATACATTAAAGATAGAAGTTCCAGTTGTAAGTTTTTATAATAATAATAAAAAAGTTTACGATAGGGCAATGTATACATCTGAACATGCTAAAGAAAGATATAAGGTTATAAAAACAATTAATAATTTAAATGAGTTTTTTAAATTTAGAAAGGAAAAATATGAGTAATGAAAGCTTACAACAACAGTTTGAGGAGGACTCTCCTCAACAGGTAAATAAACTGGAAGGTATAAGAAGTTTATCTAACTATGTTGTTCAGTTACAGTCTTTAGAAGATGAAGTCAAAACTATGGAAGAAAATCTAAAGAAAAAGAAAGAAGCAGCCGATAAAATATCTCAACAAGTAATACCAGAAATCATGGAAGAAATGAAAATGAAGACCATGAAACTACAAGACGGTTCTGGTATAGAGATAAAAAAAATTTATGGCGCTACCATTCCTATAGATAAAAAGGAAGGCGCATACCAATGGCTTCGAGAAAACGACCTGGGTGATCTTATTAAAAATGAGGTTACTGTTTCCTTTGGTCGTGGCGAAGATAACAAGGCGAGCAATTATGCAAACCTTGCGAGAGAAAATGGGTTTGAACCAGCTCAAAAGCTGAAAGTTGAACCCATGACTCTCAAAGCAGAGTACAGATCGCGAGTTGAAAAAGGTTTAGACTTGCCTTCTGAACACTTTAACCTGTTTAAGGGAAACAAAACAAAAATAACAAGGAGCAAATAACATGACACAAGAAGCAAGCGACCTAGCGGTCAAAAAAGAAGGCGCGTTAGCCACTCTAGATTTTGAAGCAGACTCAGGAATGGGTTTAGAAAATATAGAGAAGGGCGATTTAGCCTTACCTTTCCTAAAACTACTGCAAAGTGGTTCTTATGAAACTAAAAAGAAACATGCGAAATATGTTGATGGCGCAGAAGCAGGAATGTTCTACAATACAGTTACTAAAAAATTGTATAGTGGAGAAAAAGGTATTCATGTAATACCATGTTTCTACAAGATGACATATCCAGAATGGGCACCATTCGATAAAAGCGAAGGTAGACCTATTCATCCAGACAGAGGGCCAGAAGTTATGGCTCAAACTTCGAAGAGCGGAATGAAAGACGTATTGACAAATGGTAATGAAATTGTCAAGACGGCAAATCATTTTGTTATTCTTCTTGGAGACAGACCAGAGAAGGCTCTTATGCCTTTGAAAACTACTCAGTTAAAAACTAGTAGGGGTTGGAATTCATTAATGGATAATGAATTCATTATATCCAAGAAAACAGGCAAGTCTATACCAGCACCTGCGTTTTCTAGGATTTATAAAATAAATTCTATTGAAAATTTAGGTAATTTTATCTGGCATGGAATAACGGTCTCTTTAGTTAAACCAGTAGATAATGCAGAAATTTATAGCGTAGCTAGAGATTTCAATAAATCATTACATAAAAGTAATATTGCAGCAACATCTGTTGAGAGCAACAAAGAAGAATCTAATTACTAGTTTTTTCTTAAGGAAAATAGGGCGGGGAAAGCGAGAGTGGAACTCGCCCGAAACCAGGGATCGTTATGGTAGAAAAATTTATAGAATTATTTAAAGGATATGAGGGTGATTTTGGAATTGCCGACATGTCTAAAGCAGAATTAGACTCCGAAAGAAACAAATTAAAACCTAATTACGAATGGGCGGGAAGACCAATTACTGCCTCAGACTATAAGAGTCACATCGAAGGAAAAATTTCAATTGGAATCCAACCATGTCGTTTAGATAAAACAGCACAATTTGGTTGTATAGACATAGACCCCAAAAATTATAAAGATTTTAAAACAGAACACTATCTATCTTTATTTCAACAATACAAACTACCTTTGGTTCCACTTTTATCTAAAAGTGGGGGTCTTCATTGTTATGTATTTTTAAAAGAACCTATTCCAACTATTGATTTAATAGAGGCATTAAAAGCTTTTCTGCTTCCTCTAGGGTTAAAACCAACTACCGAGGTTTTTCCTAAACAGAAAGAACTACAGAAAGATGATAAAGGAGACATTAAGCCAGGAAACTTTATAAACCTACCCTACTATAACAACGGACAATCTAATAGGTATGCTGTAGATAAAAATAATTCTAAGTTATCTTTAGAACAATTTATTAAATACGCCAATGAATCTAAAATTGATAAAGAAACTTTAGATAAACTTGTAGAAGAAACCCACAGAAATATTTTACTAGGAACAAATCCAGAATTTGAAGATGGTCCACCATGTTTAGCTTTATGCTCAAAGAAAAAATTAGATGATGGCAGAGATCGATTTATGTACAACTACATGGTCTTTGCTAAAAAGAAATACAAAGATAAATGGCAAGATGCTGTATCAAAAGCAAACTATAATTATTTAACAGATCCTTGGGACAAATCAAAATTAGATCGAAAATTAAAAGCGTGGGATAAAGAAACAGCAAATCATACTTGTTATGAAGAACCTATTGTTGATAGATGCATGCGTAGTTTATGCTATTCAAGACCTTTCGGAGTTAAATCAGATACCACAACTTCTTTTCCTGAAATAACAGATTTTCAAATCATTATGTTTGCAGAACCAGAATATAGATTCAATGTAACACTTCCCGATGGAAGTAATGCCGAAGTAGTTGCAGCTAATAGAAAAATGATGACGCATCAAAAAGATTTATTAGATTTAATTTGGGAACAAACAGGTGTTTATCATGAACCTTTAAAACCAAAAGACTTTAGAGCAACATTAACGTTGTTCGGAAAAAATTGTCAAAAAATCACACCACCTAAAGGCACACAAATAAATGATAGATTGGAAGAAGAATTGTTTCAATACTGTATTAACGGGCCACAAGCAAAACAAAGAAGACAAATTGCAACAGGCGCATGTTTAACTGAAGAAGGATTCCATTACTTTAAATGGAATTCATTCCTTGATCATCTAGGAAATAGTTGGAAAATTCCTGAAGACAAAATTGCTCAAAAACTAAAGGACAGATGTAAAGTAGAGTTTAATGTTTCTTTAAATGTAGAAGGTAAAACTATAAAAGTATGTAAAGTTAAACAACTAGAGATTAAACAAATTGAACACAAAGTTACAGAAAGAACCAAGGACAATTATTAATGAGATATAAAGTTATAGGTCCTCCAGGAACAGGAAAAACAAGAAGACTTTTAAAGGAAGTACATAGATGTGTTAAAAAAGGAGTACCGCTAGATCGCATAGGTTATTTTGCTTTTACTCGTAAGGCTGCAAGAGAAGCTAGGGACAGGTATCTGGAAAAAAATGAACATTTAACTAAAAAAGACATTCAACATTTTCAAACACTACATTCATTAGCTTTTAATAATTTAGGATTAAAAGAAGAAAACGTAATGCAAGAATTAAACTATAAAGCCATAGGGGAAAGCTGTGGAATACAAATTAAATATGCTTCTTATGAAAAGAATAGTTGGAATGGAATATTCACATCAGACAGCGAATATTTAAATATAATAAATTTAGCTCGTGCAAAACAAATTGATCCACTAGAACAATTTGATAAAAATGAACACTTAACCCATGTCGAAAGAAACAAATTGGACGCTATTAATAAAGAAATTAACCATTATAAAAATTCATATGAGTTAATAGATTTTACCGACATGCTGGACAGGTTTTTAAAGAAAGGCAGCATTGAAAATAAATTTGATGTAGTATTTGTAGATGAAGCCCAGGATTTATCATTAATTCAATGGGCTGTTATCAATAAAATAGAAAAAGAAAATAAGGCCGATATTTGGATTGCAGGAGATGATGACCAAGCTATTTTTGGCTGGGCTGGTGCAGATGTAGACTCCTTTATTAACTGGAAAGCAGAAGAAATTCCTCTGGAACAATCCGAAAGGGTTCCAAGTCAAATACAACAGGTGGCTCTTTCTATTATCGAGAGGGTAGAAGAAAACAGATTAACTAAAAATTATTATCCAAAAGAAGAAAAGGGAGAAGTTTTAAAACGATTCAGATTAACAGACATAGATATGACAAAAGGAGATTGGTTAATCTTAGCCAGAACTAATCATTTACTCAAACCTATTCCTGCACTTTTAAAACGACATGGTTTATTTTTTGAAACTGCGGAAGGAAATAGTATCAATAAATCTTTTTACGAAGATATTAAAACGTGGAAGGAATTTATACAGGGATTAAATCCTCCAGATATAAAAAGACAAAGACTTGAAGAACTAACAGGAGAAACAAGCCTTAATATTAATCTTAGTTGGTATGAAGCTTTTAAAAATATACCTCTTACAAAAAGAGAGTATATGCGAGCAATGTTGGACAATGATGAAAACATGTCAAAAAAACCTAGAATAAAAGTTTCAACAATTCACGGGGCTAAAGGTGGAGAAGCAACTAATGTTGTATTATTTTTAAATCAAACAATTAACACATTGAAAGGAGCAAAGAAATCTAGATCCAAACAAGATGAAGAATACAGGGTTTGGTATGTAGGTGCAACAAGATCCATGAAAAATTTATATCTAATAAGAAGTAATAATAAAAAGAAGGAGTTTAAAATATGAAAAAATTATACCGAGAATTAAAAAAGAAAGGGGTAATAAGTGATAAAGTAACTTTAGGAGAATTACATGCTTACGATAAACAAATTGGCGGATCACATTATCAGAAATTTAAAATTCAGCCAAGTAAATTCATAAATGAAAATGAGTTGCTATATCCAGAAGGATGCGTTATAAAATATTTATTGAGACAACGATTGAAAGGAAAAAAACAAGATTTAGAAAAAGCAATTCACTATATAGAAATGATTATTGAAAGAGATTATGGCGACGAAACATTAAAAAGTCAAACCTTTAAATCTAATACCAAGAAAAAATGATTTTTAAAGCACAAACAGAATGGGCAAAACCCGAAGAATTTCCTGACTTAAGACAAGCAGATACAATTGCAATAGATTTAGAAACACAGGATCCAGATTTAAAATCTTTAGGATCAGGTGCTATAGTTGGAAGAGGTAAAGTTGTAGGTATCGCAGTTGCCGTTGATGGCTACTCAGGATACTTTCCCTTCGATCATGAGGGTGGTGGTAACCTTGAAAAAAGTAAAGTAATTCAATGGTTTACAGACATTTGTAAATCTCCTTCAGATAAAATTTTTCACAATGCAATGTATGATGTGTGCTGGATTCGTGCCATGGGAATAAAATTAAATGGAAATATTTATGACACCATGATTGCAGCGTCCCTCGTAAATGAAAATAGATTTAAATTTGATCTTGGATCTTTAGGTTGGGATTATTGTGGTCAAGGAAAAAATGAAACAGAATTAATTAATGCAGCAAAAGAATGGGGAGTAGATCCTAAAGCGGATATGTGGAAGTTACCTGCAATGTATGTTGGCAACTATGCTGAACGTGATGCACAACTAACATTAAATTTATGGAGGGCCATGCAAAAAGAAT